AAGAAGGTGAGTAAATGAGTCATATACTAATCATCATTACAGGGCTCATCTATTCATATATTAGTGTTGAGCAGTTCTATCTAGGTAATAATGGAATGGGTGTATGTTACTTTGGATATGCACTAGGGAATGTTGGTTTGTATATGATGGCTAAATAATTAAGGGGCTTAACGCCCCTTTTTTATTACATAGGAAGTACTACAGGGGTAGTGCTAGAAACTTTAGAAGCCCCTGCACCAATTATTGATCCTCTAATAATGTCAGTGATATACTTTTTAGATAAAGCTTTATCAGCCATAGAAGGTAGTCCTGAGATTCTTCTAGTAAGTTCTTCTAGTTGTACTCTTGACATTACACCACTTTCTTCAATAGCAGGTCTTAAACGAATAAACTCTTTCATAAGCTTATCAGGGGATATTTCTTTACCTACTTTCTTACCAGCTACTTCTACTGTCTCACCTAAGTTATAGAAGTGCTGATCAACTGCTTTAGCAAACTCCATCTTACCTTCAGGTGATTTAGCAATATTAGATAGAGCTAGTTTATAAGGCTCATCTAGTTTAGTAAACTTAGTAGCAACTAGTGTAGGAATACTATCTCTAGCAGAAGCAATAAACTCTTGCTGTTCAATTCCTTTTAGATAGTCATAACCCTTCTTACCAGTGTTTCTTTCAAGATACTTATTGAATTGATCTCTTAATACTCTTTGAGCATCAGGAGAAATCATAGTCTTTGTTTGCCCTTCTACAGTGTATGCACCACCATTTTGGATAAGGTTAAGAATGTCTTGGTTAGCTGTACTAGCTATCTTAGGGTTAGTATTAAGTTGATTCTTTAAAATCTTCTCTAAGTTCTTTTCTTCAGCAGGACTAATAAGATTTCTAGCTCTTAAAGCAGCAATCTCATCACCTAGTTCAGCATATTCAGTTGACTTAACAAACGGATTGTTAGCCTTCATATTAGCGTATAATTGTTTTCTAACAGCTGTAGAAGCAAGTTCATCATCGGCTACTTGAATACCACTATTCACTAAGTCACTCTTTAAGGCACTTTGTGTTAAGTCAGAATTCTTTGTTGTGTATAAACCTTTAAATGTAGGAGAACCAAAAGTCTTTTCTTTAGATGCTAATGCTGCAAACTCTTCATCTGAAGTACTCTTTAGCATATTAGAAAGTCTTTCACCTTTCCATGTAACTAAACCTAATGCCTTAGTACCAAACTTTTTAATAGCACTTGGAAGACCACCAGCAACTAATTCTGTAGTTATTTGAGTAGCAGGTGATGCACCCATAGTACGACTAACTTCACCAGCTCCAGTGCCAGCGGCACCTGAGACAGCTCCACCTAATGTACCGAATGGGAAACCACCAATTAAAGTACCTACTCCAGCCCCAATACCTGCACCAACAGCTACATTTTTAAGACTAAAGTCTTGTGGTGCTGTAGGGTCAAAGAAACCACTAGGAGTGGATTGTTCAACAGCAGAATCAACTGTAGCTAAATCAACTGTAGGAAGGCTATCAAATTGATCGAATGGATTACCTCCTGTAGTAGGAGAAGTTGTTTCTAAATTATCAAACGGATTTGCTTCAGCCATGCTTAATATCCTTCAGGTAAATATCCATACTTAGCTTTAAATGCAGGAGCTAATGATCTATCACTTGCTAACTTATCTAAAGCTGCTTGAGGTGCTTTCTCAGGAATATTCTTTTCAGATCCATTCTCTTTTAGCCAATCTTTAAATTTAACATTAGGATTCTTCTTAGAATAAACACTAAACTTAGCTACATCAGCTCCAGTAAATGGAATAGCTGCTTTAACTTTCTCTAGATTACCTTTAACCAATGCTTTTTGTTCATCAGAGAGAGCTGGGTTAGCCATAGCTGCTTCAGTAGCTGCTTCAGCAATCTGACGAAGTTCACCCATCTTTTGTATTTGAACAACATACGGTTGACCTGGTTTAGCAATAAGAGCATTCTTTAGATTATCTAATTGAGCAATTGTAGTTCTTCTACCAGCATTTTGCATTGTACCAATGTTTTGTATCACTGGAAGCATAATGGATTCATATTGACCAGCTTCTGCAGAAGTAATAGTAGTACCAAATGCAGCACCAGTAGCTGATAGTAAACCAGTTCCTTTAAGGTTAGTGAACACACCTGCTGTAATAGGAGATACACCACCTTGAGTTAAGATGTTTAAGTTAGAAGTAGCAGGTACAAGCTCAGCTGAGGATGTTACGAAGTTATTTGCATAACCTCTTTCAAATACAGATGTCTTAGTTCCTTTAGGATTAAGAGAAGCTTTTAATCCCTCTAACTCTTTTCTATTTTCTTGTCTAATAGCTTCTATTTCTTTTTTATCTGCTTGTCTTTCTTTAGCTAATAGAAGTCTATCCTCATGTTGTAATTCCATGCGTTTAACTTCCATATCTCTCCATGCTTGTTTATCAGCAGAAGTTTGTAATAATGGAGCAAGTTTTTCAGCAGGTAAATAAATTGAGAGTGTGTTTATAATTTCTTCAGTAGTAGGAGATCTACCCTCTTCTGCAGTTTTAGCATTTAAGTTTTGTAAAGCTAATTTAGCATCTTGATCTTGTTTTAGATCAAACTCTTTTTGCTTAATAGTAGCTTGTTTAGTATTCCAATCAATAATCTTAGAAGCACCTTCTTCAGCTACCTTAGCAGCAACATCAGGTAAACCTGCTTCTGTGAATCTCTTTTGAAGAGTAGGATAAAGAATGTTAGGGTCAGATACACCATCACCTAGTTCTTGTTGAGTAGTTTGTAATACTTTATAGACATCAGTGGCTCTTTTAATTTCAGGGTCTTGTGTGCCAAATAAAGCATTAAGACCTTGACCAATCAATGTGCCAACACCTGCTCCAGCAGCAGCTCTAGGACCTTGAGCAGCATAAGCTTTTAGTAACTCAGATTGTTGTTGTCTTCTTTGAGTTTCTAACTCTTGTGGAGTAGGTCCAAATAAACTAGGTACGATTCCAGCCATAATTTTTCCTTAATTAATATCTAGGTAGTGTAATTCCACCAGTAAATGCACCACCCCCACTTGAAGCAGGAGAGCTTCCACCAAATAAACCACCTAGTTTAGTGAATGGATTAAACGCATTAACTGTTGTACCAATGAGACCACCCCAAAAGCCAAGACGGTTAGCTTGATTTTGAGCCTCAATTTGAGCATTTTGTTGGTTTACACCAGTTACATTTTGACCAGCTTGTAATGAGTATGGAATATATTGTGAAGGAAGACCAGCTAGATTAACACCAGTTCCTAATAAACCAGCTGCAGTTGTTAATGGGGCTACAGCAAGTTCTTGACCAGTGCCATAGATACCTAAAGCATTTCTAAGGTCATCAATCTGTTGTTGTCTTGCTCTATCTTCAGCACCTAGATAAATATTTTTATTAGCTTCTTCTCTAGCTCTAAATAAAGAGTATTGTTCAGGGTTAATATAACCACCACCACTAACACCAACACCAGCTCCTGTACGACCTTGTGAAAATAGTGTATCAGCAAGTCTAGACTCTTCTTGAGCTCTTTGTGGTTCCATACTAGAAATTACTTGATTGTAGTAGTCTCTTGTCTTAGCACCAATATCTGTACCAGCACCTCTAGAGAATAAACCTTGTCCCATTTGAGAAACATCACCAGCAAAGCTTAATTGCTCTTCAGAAGGGAGAGCTCTTTCAGCAGCAGAGGTATATAAATTAAAAAACTTCTGTAATTCAGGCGATAATGATACACTAACACCACCAGCACCTGAAGGGGTCACTGTGCCATAAGGAGTGGTTATTGGTGATGCTTGATAGTCAGGGACTTTAGGAGCATCTTTACCACCGAATAATTTTGATACAAAACTCATATTAAACCTCTGTTTTTATAAAATTAATAACATTTTCATTTCTACTTACTTCCTTAAACCCAAGTCTTTCTACGAACTCTTTTGTTTCAGGAAAAGTAGATGTTTCAGCTTTTCCATATTTTAAGATTATATTCTTACATAATCTTTTATACATTTTCATTGGAAACCACTTACCTTTATACTCAGGAAGACATCCACAATGGATATTATTCCCTTTAGTCATAAACAAAGCTACTACTAAATCATTCTTATAAACTGGGTAATATTCCCAAGTTATTGCTTCTTCAATAAATTCCTTTTTATTCTCTTTAGGACTTCCATAAATCCTATAAAGAAGATTTACATATTCTATCTTACTCATTAACTCTTCATTATATATGCTAAAGCATAGTATGGAGGTAAATTAGCATTTGTACCACTAGAGCCACTTGTATTAATAGAAATACCTGTTGTAGAAGTTGATGTAACATTTGCTGATGAACCTGATGGATGTGTTCTACCACCTCCACCTGAAACATCACCAAGGTAACTATTACCTGTTGTTCCTGTTGTATGGCTATGACCTGAATCAGTCACAGTATGGGTATGGCTAACCACTATAGCATCTGCACTACCACCAGTAGCTGCAACTGCATAAGTAGAACCAGCACCCACTACAAATCTATTTCTTAAATCAGGAGTACCACTTGTACCATTACATAATAACCAACCAGCAGGGATAGTTGCAATAGAACCTGACCACATAGCAATTAAACCTGATGGGGCACCACCATTTAAAACAGCAGTAGTTACAAACTCTGTAGTAGCAATTTGTGATGTATTAGTCCCTGAACTAGCTGTTGGAGCTGTTGGAGTACCAGTTAAAGCAGGAGAAATAGAATTAGCTTTACTATTGACTGCTGTTTGTAAAGCATTAAACTCTACATCAAATTCAGAACCTTTAATAATTTTAGCTGGATCTCCTGAAGCTAATGAATCCTTTGCTAAGAAGTTAGTTGACTTGGTATAGTTTGCCATTATATCATTTTCCCTGTTTGTAAATAAACATCTATTTTTTGAATAGACACTGGATTATCATTAATCTCTGATTCAACTCCAAATTGTATTACTTTTCCTGATCCACCTAAAGGTACACTAATTGTATTAACACCTATACCTACAGAAGAATATTTTGCTATATTATACTCAAAAGTACTACCAAAAGTACTATATATACCTGAACCTAAATTTCTATTAATAGGTTGTGAAGTATAATTTAATGTATAGTCATAACCATACTTAAATGAGAAGTCTTGATCACCACTACCTATGAGTACTAATGATGCTTTTTTAAGCATTTTATTTGTTGTAGCACTTCCTAAATCAGAACTAGAAGTATAATATTGCATATTATATGACGCATTACCGTCTAAATAGCCATTGTATTTAACAATCTTACCTGGAAGACCTATAAATAATTCTCTATCCTCGGTAGAACAAAATGCTGTATAATTTGTACCAGCTGTGTTATTCCATAATGTAGTTCTAGCAGCACCATTCTGTAGTGCTTGTCTTAAGTCAAAATAGACCATAATCTTAGAACCTGGAAATGTTAGAAGATAGAAAGCATCCTTTTCATAGTATGCACTTCTAATATTTTCCACAGTTTCAACTGCTAAGTATCCTACTAGGTCATCTCTAATATTTAAAGAGAGTTCACGAAGAGGCATTGTATTTTCTTGCACTGTTCTGTTAAAGCTTCTTACACCACTCTTTGATAAGAATATTAAATCAGTACCTGTGCTTTGTACAGAATCTCTTGCTATACATCCTACACCTACTACCACATCAGCTAATGTCATTGTAGTTGGATCGTTAGCACCTTGATAGATAACAATGTGATTCTTACAGAATATAACTAAATAACTATTGTGGTAAGCTAATGCTGTAATCTCATCATTATTACCAACTACAGAGCTAATATCTAATAAACCTGAACCAGTACCAGTAAATGCTGCTCCATCTAACAATCTACTATAATATAGATTAACTTTATTACTTGTTAGTCTAGCTGTCCATATTCTACCAAATGCTGCTAATACACAATCAGGGTCAAATGTTGTAACACCTGTTGGCTTAGTTCCATAATCACCTACTCTTTGAAAGATGTAAGGACCTGAATGAGATGACTTTCTCCATACTAAGAATGGATTACCAATTTGTGCTGCAAAGCCGTATGAAGAGGCTGTAATACCACTTCCTTCAGGTAGTGCTGCAAATTGCCATCTATCATCTGTAGGAGTAATAGGGGCATTAGTTGTTTGGTCTGCTGCTTTAGGAATGTGCTCTGTTAGAGTTTCAGTTCCTGAAAATAGTTTACCACCACCAGCAGATAAATAAGTAATTGTACCATCTATCTCTTTAAATTCAAATATAGAACCAATAGCTTCTGAATCAGTAAGAGTACCATTATTTGTAGTAACAGCATCCCATCCTTTTCTAGCACCTAATCTACCATATTTATCAATGATACAATTAGTAGCAATAGAAGCATAACCACTCTCAAGTGTAACAGAGGAATCTTGAGTATTTAAACCCATGAATCCAGGTGCAGCTATAGAAGTAGTCTTTAATGTTCCAGCCATTATTTAGGATACCAAGTAGTTTCTTCAGGACGAGTACCAGCTTCAATTGCAATTAAATCTGCTAACATATTTCTATAACGCATTTCTTGATCTTGGTTTCCACCATCCTCACCTCTCTCAGCAATTGCTCTTGCAAGAGTACCTTCAATAAGAAGGGTATAAGGTATTTGTACTACTTCAGCATCTTCTGTTAAATCATCTTGTGGCATAACCACATTAAAACGAACTGTATAAGCTGTATCAGGTACAGGGAATATATCAACTTGTGTATCACCATATTGTGTTACACCGTTAAAGTTATAATATTTAGGAGTTCCTTTTTGTACAGGAACCATTAATAGGTTTGTTTCAAACCATTTACTATCTCTTGGTTGTAAGAAGAAATTGTCTGTGTCATTTACAACGTCAATAACTCTAAAACGAGTTCCAGCACCACGAAGCACATAGTTGAAGAGATCAGGAGCAGTGGTAGCTGTAAGAGTTGTTCTTAAAGCAGACCAGTTCCATGCGTCTTCAATTTCTCGCTTAGCGACATTAACTAAGTCACCGATCAATGAGCTATATGAGTTTTCACTCACAGAAGCCACTGTTGGTTCCCTTAATCTTTTTAAAACCTTATTGACAATTTCTAAATAAGTCATGTGTTATTTTCCCAGTATATACAACAATTATACCATAAGAATGGCTATTTGTCAACTAATTTATTACCATTTTACTTTATCAGCCCAATATGCTGCTGACATTTTACCTTTTGCTATGTTCTTAGCGTGTCTTGCTTTAAAAGACTTTTGTCTAGCTTTCTCAGAAGCTGTTTTAGGGGCAGATCCTGCACCACTTACACCTTGCTGACCAAATCTAATTAACTTTTCTACATCCCCTACTTTAGCTAACACTGCATGACTTTTAGTAGGATGGCTAGGAGTTTTCTTTGGTTTATTAAAACCACTAAAAGTTTCTTTGCCTTTTTTAATCATTTCTTCCTCGCTGTTTTAGCACTTTGTTTAAATGCTTTAGCAGTGGGAGCACCTTTAGCCCCCACCTTACGCATCTTTTCACCTGATCCTGCTGCTATTCTTTTACGCTTAGCATGGATGTTAGCATAGAGTCCTTGCTTAGTAGCCACGCTTTGCACCAGTTTTTTTAGGTTTAGAAACCATTTTCTTACCAGTTTTCTTTGCGTACTCTTTAGCTTCTTTTTTTCCCTTAGATGTGTAACTAAATTTTTTCATTCCGACCATTGGCATAATTATTCCCTCTTAGTTAAAGTTTCTTTTACCTTTGTTATCTATAATTAAAGCTTGTTTCCTTGGTGCTACTCCTTTAACAGTTGGGATAGAAATATGTATCCAACTATCAAATTCTAGTATGACCTGATCGTAAGGTATATTAGCATCGACAATGGCTCTGACCACAGCATTAGGAGACATTCCCTTGACATTAAAGTCAGCTGCACATCCTTCACAATGTTGTGAGGCTTTACTTCCACCCACTGCTTCATTTACTTCCCTCGATCTATATCCTGAACTAATCAGGAGTGGTTTATTAAATAGTTTACGGACTTGTTCTAAAAAGAATGCAAGTCTTTCTAAGTTATCTTTTACTTTCTCTGAAGGGGTATTATTTAACCCTCTTCTTGATGCTACTTGACTAAAAGTAAGTTCTTCTAAACTAAAATTAGGACTTAACTTCATTTCTTCTTAATGTAGAACAAACTTCTTTCACCGAATAAATAGAATCCTACAGCACTAGCAAAGTTATCTACCTCAGGTGTTGCGATACCTTGTAGGTGCATAGTTGCCCATGTAGCTAATACTAATAGACCAATCGCTGGTCTCATAAGTCTTACAATAGCTTCTACCCATGGATAAGATGGATTACCTCCACCTGCTTCATTCATCACTTTAAAGAACTCTAAATCTATGCCCTTCATTTGAGCATATTGTTCTATAGTAGCGGGTTTAAACTGATCAGGTGCTACAAATCTGTTGATGAGTGACTTACCTAAATCTACTGCTAAAGGTCCTAATGCTGCTAATATTGTTACTGGATCCATTATTTCACCTCTACTGGATAAAATCTATCTACAGGAAACTCACTAAAGTCTCCACCTTCCCATTGAATATTAATTAAGTTTCCGTTAGGAGACCAACAAGCTTTCATTACTTGCTTATCTATTCTTTGAGCTACAGCTCTAAATCCTTTTGTAGGACATTTCTCTTTAGAGAGAACTATACGAACATTCTCATTATACTGCATAACCATGTATTCTTCTGCTTCAGCTTTATGGATGTAAAATAGTGTTGCTAATATTAAAAGTAAATATATTAAATGTTTCATTAAAATGTCTTTCTATTAAATTTATACAACTTACAGACTTCATTAGCTAACTCTTCAAAATCACCATCATGGTTCGCATACTTATTTGTGTACATATTTCTTTTATATAACAACACATGAATCATCTCATGTAGCAATACTTCAGTCATCTTCTTAAAACTATTCTGTCTAGATTCTATGTGAATAGTCATGTTACTTGGTGTAAACAATCCATCACAATCATCTGAATCCATCACTTCAAACCTCATCTTTAGAGGTGAAGGCATTGGGTATCTATTAAATGGGGGTAGCTTTATAAAGGCACTATATAAGTGTCGTAAAGTTTTTTTATTTAATAGACCAGCCATGCGACATAGCCCACATATACACTAATGCCGCTAGAGCTATTGCCCCAATACTACGAAGAGACCATCTACCAAACTTGGTAAATTGTTTATCTAACCACTCTTCTAATGCTTCTTTAATGGCTTCTTTTTGTTGATCAGGAGTCATTATTCTACCTCTACTTTGTCCCAAGTTAATGTTTCTTCATTCCAAGTGTATCTTTCACCATCAGTTGGATAGTCAACTGGAGCTTTCCATTGACAAATATCTTCATCTAATAACCATGAATTATATGGTTTAGGTGGAATAAAAGCATCACGACCTTCATCATAAGTATACCCAATACCAGCATAATTCTTACGAATTTTACCGTTATAGGATGTTTGTTTCCAAGTACCTCCTAATAGGTTAGAGCAAAAGTCTATACCTTTTTGTTCTGACTCTTGTCCATTTTCATCAAGAATGTCTTGATTAGATACTACTATTACTTGTTTTACTATGTTATTTTCTAGTTGAGCAAAATGTGCCAAAATGTTTCTCCTTTAAGTTAAGCTACGTAAGTGCCAGAGGCAGTATATTTTACCACAGTATAAAGTCCATCTGTTGTAATTGTTGGGCTTCCTGTAGTTGTTCCAGAATACTTAGATGTTAGAATGCGTAGAATTATAATACCTGAGCCTCCTGTATTTCCAAGTCCACCTGCACCTCCACCACCACCTGAACCACCACCTGTGTTAGCAGTCCCTGCAACCCCTGCTGTAGCATTTCCACCTCCATTACCACCACCTCCAGAGCCACCATTTCCTATTGCTGTTCCACCTAGTGGATAACCACCACCACCACCACCTCCTGCATATGTGACAGAAGAACCAGTTATGCTAGATGCAGTACCGTTACCTCCAGCTCCTGCTTGTGATCCTGTTCCGTTTGCACCTGATGCACTAGCACCACCGCCTCCTCCTCCAGATGCACTGGCAGGCGCAACACCACCATTTCCACCAGCATTACCTTGTCCTGATGTACCTGCTGCTCCATTGGCTGTGTTTCCATTCCATCCTCTACCACCACCACCTGAGCCACCAGTTAAACCTGCACTACCGTTTCCACTACCACCACCTCCACCACCACCAGTAGAAGTAATGGTAGTTATGCCTGTACCTGATAATGAAGAGTTATTTCCACTACCATGAATTGCACCTCCACTACCAACAGTAACTGTATATGTATTGCCTATAATTAAATTTGTTGTAGATGTTTGGTATCCACCACCACCACCGCCACCGCCACCATCAGTTCCACTACCTCCACCTCCTGCAACTACTAAATAGTCTACAGAGTATATAGGAGCTAAACTACCAGAGCTTGTAAATGTATGTATTGTTTTGCCACCTGATGATGTTACAGTTCCGCCTGTAAATTGTTGTGAGCCTGTGTATGAGATGATAACGATACCTGAACCGCCAGAACCAAATGTTGTAGAAGATGGTTGGTTACCGCCTATACCACCGCCACCTGAACCTGTATTTGCTGTTGCAGAAGTGCAGTTATTTGAAGCATTACCACCATTACCACCACCAGCTTGACCTGTTCCTCTTGTTTCAGACTCTGCACCTCCACCGCCACCGCCAGCGTAAGTAACACTTGAACCTGATATAGATGACGCAGTTCCATTACCACCATTACCAGAAGCTGTGCTAGTAAAATTTACACCAACAGAACCACTACCACCACCACCGCCAGAAGTTCTATTTCCTGCAACATTATTACCATTACCACCAGCAAAACCTTGTCCTGAAGTTCCTGCAGCACCTGTAGGATAAACAAAATAACCACCACCACCACCTGAACCACCAGTTGAAGCAGCATAAGAACCTGAACCACCCCTACCACCACCAGTAGATGTGATTGTAGATAAACCTGTGCCTGAAACTATAGAATCAGAACCATTAACACCACCTGCACCACCTGCACCTACTGTTACTGTGTATGTAGCAGGATAATAAAGTGTAGTTGTAGATGCAAGTAAACCACCTGCACCACCACCACCAGCAGAAGTGTTTGCAACAGCACCACCTCCACCCCCACCAGCAACTACTAAATAGTCTGCTATAACTGCACTTGCAGGTGTAAGAGAACCTGAAGCTGTGAATGTGTGTATTTGTTTACCACCAGAAGTTGTGACTGTACCACCTGTGAATTTAGGTGTAGCAGATGTGTAAGATATGATGACTATGCCTGAACCTCCAGCACCTGAATTATAACCATCAGTACCACCTCCGCCACCACCACCTCTATTAGCTGTACCAGCAGTACCTACAAGCGCACTTGAAAATGATGAACCTGAACCACCGCCACCAGAGCCACCTGTACCAATAGTGCCAGATGTAGAATAACTACCTCCTCCACCTCCACCAGCATAGGTAACTGAACTTCCAGAGATAGATGATGAAGAACCTGCTCCACCATTACCACCTACACTAGATGTTCCTGTAGCGCCAACAGCAGAAGCTCCACCTCCGCCACCTGCTCCATAAGCTGGTGCAGCTTCAGTACCTGCTCCACCATTATTACCTTGTCCTGAAGTGCCAGTACCACCTGTACCAGAACCAGCATAAGTTGCCGCACCTCCACCTGATCCTCCAGATGCACCATTTCTTAAGTCTGGTGAGTTTGTTCCAGAACCGCCACCTCCACCACCTGTAGAGGTAACAGTAGTAATTCCTGTTCCACTTATAACTGAATTATTACCTGATGCAGATGAACCACGTGTACCATTTGGACCGCCAGCACCAACTGTTACTGTATAAGTATTAAGTGTAGATAATGTAAATGTAGAAGTTTGAAAGCCACCAGCTCCACCACCACCGCCACGACCAGTTGTAGATCCATTATAACCTCCGCCACCACCACCAGCTACAACCAAATAAGATGCAGATATATTAGTGCTTTTAGATGATAGAACGCCATAAGCTCTTGCGGCTTGTATAGCTAGTCTTGACAATAATGGCATTAGTAAATCCTATTTAAATTGTGTTTGAGCAGTAAATACTGTAAATGTTGCTGAACCTGTTTTAACGATAGTATAAGAATAAGCATCTATACTAGAAGCGTTACCTGCTGTCCATGCTGTACCACCTTGATATTTAGGTGTAACAGAATTACCATCAATTTGAACTGTATTATTATAATATGCTGTAGAACCTTGTGTGACTAAAAATACTACTGTAATAGCTTCACCTGTTGCCATAGCTGTATCTAAAGATGTACCACTAGAAGCTCTAAAGTTTACTGTCCAGTTAGCTGAAGCATTAGATGTATAATACAAAACTGATTGTGTAGTTACATCATAATTAATTGTGCCTGTAGCTGCTGTAGCTGATACAGTTACACCTTCTAAAGCATTTACGAATTTAGAAGCAATAACAGATGATGAACCTGTGAATGTTTGTTTAGCTGTCCAAGTTTGAGCAACATTAAGTTTAGCTGTATTAGCATCATACGCTTGAACATCTGTACCAATTGTTAAACCTAAGAAACTTCTAGCACTAGATCCACCTGCACCTAATGTAGTTAAGTCTGCATCATAAGCTTGTACAGTTGAACCAATTGCTGCTGAAGTTAAATAACCAGCACTTGCATGATTACCCCAGCTATAAGCTGTGTTCCAATTAGTAGCATTATTAGTAGTTGAATACCATGTTGATGCTGTGTAAACAGGATCTGTTTCTGTATATGAAGTTAAATAAGTATTGGTGTCTAATGTGTAAGTGTTAGCTGCTGTTTTCTTAAGGAAACCACTTGTACCTGATAAAGCAGCAATAGCTGTTAAATCACCGTCTAATGGTTGATAAGTAGTTGCAGCTGTAGCAGATGTTAGATACCCTGCTGAAGCATGGTTGCCCCAACTATATGCTGTATCCCATTGAGATTGTTTTGTTGTTGTTGGGATTTCATAACCAGCAGTATAACTGAAAGCTAAAGTACCTGCTGAAGTAACTGGACTACCTGTAACGGTTAATCCTGTAGGAACTGATGCAGCTACGGATGTAACTGTACCTGGTCCTGGAGTAAATCCTAATGCAGTTGTAACATCAGTTGAATTTAATGTCACTGCACCTGTTCTTGTATTAAATGAGATTACTGAACCTGATGCTGAGAATGCAGCAGGATCCCATACACCACTATTTCTAATCCATAGTGAGTTAGTTGTAGTATTCCAATAGATAGAACCTGTTTGTAATGGGTTACCATCATTATCTGTTGTAGGAGCACTAGCTTTAGCTCCTAAATAAATGTCATCAAAGCTATCAAATGAAGCAGCTGCGGCAGCAGCACTAGAAGCTGCATTAGATGCAGATGTACTTGCATTAGAAGCACTGGTAGAAGCATTAGAAGCTGAGGTTGCAGCGTTAGAAGCAGAAGTAGATGCTGCTTGTGCATGGTATTTAGCAGAATATTCTCCACCTGCTACAGTACCTGAAGTCTTTGTAGCCCAATCATTAGCTAATTCAGAACTTGCTGCTGAATCATTAGCATATTTTTTAGCTGACCATTCTGTACCATCGACTGTAGAAGATGTCTTAATAGCCCAGTCTTTAGCATTACCAGCTGAAGGACCACCAGTTCCACCTAAAGCATAAGCTTTTGCTGACCACTCACTGTCAGCTACGGTAGATGAAGTTTTATTAGCCCAATCTCTTGATAAAGTAGAGTATGTACCTGAAGTAGTTGCTGAGTTAGCAGAATCTGTTGCGGATGAGGCAGCATTTGATGCACTTGTTGCTGCATTACCTGCTTGTGTAGTTGCTGTTGAAGCTGAACTAGCTGCACTTGATGCAGAACTAGATGCAGCACTAGCACTTGTTGAAGCAGCAGAAGCACTTGAAGCAGCGGCACTTGCACTAGCCGCAGCAGCGGTTTGACTTGCAAGGGCAGCAGCAGCCGCATTAGACGCTACTATACCTTCACTGGTAGCATCTGTTGTAGCATCACCTGGTCCACCTGGTCCTCTATAAATTGCCATAATTAATCCTTAAAGAGTTTATTAAATAATCCTTTTTTCTTCTCTTTGAGTGTTACTGGCTTTTCTGCTACTTCTTCTTTAACAACTTTTTTAGCAGTTTCCTTCACAACTTCCCAACCTTGACTTGCTAGATATGTTTTTGCTTCTTGAGCATCTACATAAAGAACTTGACCTGTAGCTATTTCTCTGACTTGCATATTGATCTCCTTGTTATCTTTATGTTCACTCATTGAATAAACATAAAAATAGCCCCTCTTGCGAAGGGCTAAGTTGCATTAAGCAGGAACTGCTAAAGCGATACAAGCACCATCACGGAGTTCTTTAACACCGTAGAGTGTATCTGCAGTGTATAGAGTACCGAGGTATTCTTGTTTGTATTGTGTTTGTGAACGAACACCTTGTTGTTCAACTAACACAGCAGCGTCCTTATGACCCATTAGGGCAATACGAGCACCACCAGTTGCAGTATCAGCATTTGAAGAAACAAATACTGGAATACCATATAGTGAACCGATTTCACCGTTACGGATTGTGTTACCAGCACCAACTTCACCTACGAAAGATTGAGCTGTGTACTCACTGATACCCATTAATGTGTTTCTTGCTGAAGGAGGAATCAAGAAGAAACGACCTTCCATAGGAACATCAGCATCATCTAAGCGTTGTACAGTTCTACGGATACCAGCAGATGTCAATGCAGAAGCATTTGATGAACCTGATGTGTAAGCTGTAGTACCGTCACCACCGATGTATGCACCACCGTAAGTAACACCTGTGCCACCATTAAATGTACGACCTAATTGGATTAATGATGTGTCAACTTGTTTAGCTAAAGCATAACCAGCGTCATCTGTGTAGAAACGACGTAGTGATGATAAAGCTTGAGCTTCTACGATGTCTTCGATTAAGCGTGAATATTCGTAGTGTTTATCGATTGAAACAGCAACATCACCTTCAACAGCTGCTTGAAGAGTTACTTGTGCGTTTGCTGCCTTAATAGCTGCAACACCTCGTGTTGGAGAAGGAATGTGAACTGTGTCACCTTTCTTACCAACGAAAGACATTTTTTTGAATAAATTTGCAGCAACTAAGTTCTTTTTGTACGCAGCAACAATCTCGTCACTCCAAATTTCAGGAATGAAGGTTGCTGCTGAGGTAATGGTAACGTGATCTGAGCCTAAAGCCATGATATAAATCCTTTTCTAAAAAGTTAAATTACACGACCCTCTCGATATGCTGCCATAATCTCTTGAGACATAGCGTCATACTTATCAGGATCGGATTGCATTAGTTTAATAATATCGCTTCGACGATATTTCTTCTTTGCAACAGACTCAGTAGCTCCTTGACTTCCTACATCAGCAGCTTTTAATTGCTGATCTCGGTCAACCTTGGATGTTTCTGCTACTTTTTTAGTGATGTTTTGTCTTTCATTCCATGTAGAGAGAAGTTCTTTAGCAGAATCATAATCATATTGTGTTTCTGCTCTAGCAAATAGCTCTGTACGGACTTTTGAACTCTTAATCCATTCTGCAAAATCAGGAGATTGAACAACTTCACCTACATTTGGGAACTCACTCTTTAATTGTGCTAGTGTTTGCTCTCTTTTCATGAGCATAGCATTTTCTTGAGCTTGTTTAATTGCAGGATGGTTATCAATTGCCCTATTTACAGCAGATTTAGGTTCAACGAAAAAATCATCATCACTTACTGTTGCTTCTTGTGTCTTGGATTCCTTAGCTGTTTGGGTTTTAATAAAGTCGTCCACTACTTTTCGTAGTTCACCTACTTCACTGCCTTGACGACCAATGAGCTTTTCAGCTTCTTGGTGCATACTTACAATGTCTTTTAGTGATTTGCCACGATACTTTTCAGGGACATCTTCTTCTACTGGTTTAGTTTCTACTGCCTCTTCAACTTTAGGTTCCAACTTATCTGTTTTCGCCATGTCGTTGAGACTAGAAGCCTCCAAATCATTTACTAAAACTTCATCTATTAATCCTGCCATATTATTTCTCCTGTGCGTTTAGCATTTTAGGAAAGGACTCAAGCGGCATTCTGCTTGCGTTCTTTAGCCAACTGTTGTTTACGCTTTTTATCCCAAGCAGCGGCTGCACCTGGAAAGCTTCCTGACCATCCCTCTAAGTTCACTCTAGGTGCACTGATGATTTTATCAGCGTTAGACGAACATTTAGGGCATTTAAAAGTTTGTGTGTATTCCGTTAGCTCTTCAAAGTGATAATCACAAGTAGAGCAGTGGAACTCAAACAACTTCTTCATTTTGTAACTCCTCATAGGCTTGCTCTGAAGCATCTTTTAGCGACAGAAT